ATATCTCTTTACATTGTACTCTATGTTTTGATTCGTCTCGCATATGTGGATCATAGTTTCTAAAATCAAATTCTAATTCACCACCTTGGTATTCCGATCCATCTGTTAATTGACAAGTCATAGATAGTTTTCTAATCTTACCGTGATCTGGTGCATTTTTATCTTCACGATCATAAGGTTTATCCCAACTATCACAATGCCAATCATAATATTGATTTAATTTATATTTTGTAAACTGACAAGACTCACTTCTGTCCCATTCAAAATTCCAACCAGCATTTCTATTTGCTTCATGAACATATGGATGTAACTCCTTATATATCCAGGTATCATTAAGCCATACCAAATCAGATTTTCTTTTTTTCTGTATATTTTTTACATCTTCTTTTGATAATTTTTCTTTGTCATATCCACCGGTTCTGGCTAATACTTCTTTTTGTGCATTAGCATATTGTATTACCTCATCACAAAATCTTGGTGTGAGTGCACTTTTAAAATACCAATAGTAATTAGATATATTCATATGTTATAGTTTGTACAAAATTTAAACTATCCTTTTGATTATTGGTTAAGTAATACATATTGGTTGATGGAAACATTATAAATTTATTATTAGTCAGTGGTATATCCCAAGATCTACCTTTACGTCTGTTATCCTCATAGTGTATTCTAACCATACAGTCTTTGACTCTTACACCGTATAATAATGTAAAGTCTGGTGAATTACGTAAATCTACTGGATCTATATTTAATAATGGAATTGTAGTCTCTTGAGGCTTATACATATTGCCCCAAGTTTTTTTGTTAATTAAAGTAAAACCATACTCTAAATTTATATGATCTCTCATATAAGTGTTTAACATATCAAACGTTCGTGAGAATGGAAACTCTGTGTTTTGAATCCAACTAGATAAAATATCTTTTTCTAATTTATTTCGGTCAATATCCCAGCCTTTAGGCATTGTTACATCGCCGTAATATAATGCTATTTCAGATAATACTTTCTTTTGCATACCACATACCGTTGTAATTTATGCGTTATTGTCTGTCAAGTCCCAAGACTGGCCTTCTTCATTCCATGCATAACTCCAGCTATGGGTGCCAGCTTCATTTTGTGAAATTTGTTCTGCAGTTAATTCAGGTTGATCACCAATTGGTGATTGCCACATTGCTGTTGTAGTATTTTTTACCCAAGATGCATATGGTTTTTTAGGCCAAAAGATATTATTATCTTCATCCCACTCAAAACCTATGCCTGCGTAATTACCTCTAAAAGGTGTGCCACCTAATCTATGTGTATTAGCAGATGTATTGTATGAAGTTTGTATCCACATTTGTGCAGGCCAGTTGTTGTGTGTTTCTAACCACTGTTGACCTACTGTTTCGTCTTCAACAACTTTTCCGTTAGCTCCTAATTTTGCAAAATGTGCCATAATGTTTCTCCTTATATATTAATTTTAATTATCGTTCAACTATTGAAATTTATACCTTATCATTACTATTCCTGAACCGCCACTTCCACCTGTTCTAGTAGCGGGTGCAGGAGACGCTGCTCCACTTCCACCGCCACCCATATTAGTAGAACCATTATTACCATTGGGTCCTGGACCTGTTATACCATCAGCTCCACCACCTAGACCACCACTTCCTACCGGATTAGCTGGACTAGATCTTACACTTCCACCACCACCGCCAGCAAAAAATCTTCCTTGTGGACCAGCTTCACCATAAGAAGGTGCTGTTGGACCAATAAAAGTTGTTGGAATATATGTACCGTCACCACCGTGTGCCCCTGTAGATCCGCTAGGTGTAGTAGCAGCATCAACTGCTCCACCACCACCGCCGCCTCTATCATCTCCTTGTGGCACTGAAGGTGAACCTGGTTGTCCTTGAGGTGGACTTGTAGGAGGAGTATTACCTGTTCCTGCGGGTGAGCTATTAGAGTGAGCATTTCCTCCACCGGATCCTCCACTTACTCCTACTGATGGAGTAGGTGCAGTAGGATGAGTTCCTCCAGCTCCACCACCTGCTGATGTTATACTTGAAAAAATAGATGGGCTTCCAGAATTTCCTCTGTTACCACTTGCTCCAGGAGGTCCCGCAACTCCAGCTCCACCAGCTCCAACAGTTATAGGAAATGATCCAACTGTAACTGCTAATGGTGCAGGATTATTTAATGGGCTTGCTGAACCGCAAACTGTTCTTAATCTCATTCCTCCGGCACCTCCAGAACCACCTGCACAATTTGCAGTTCCTGCTCCACCACCTGCAACAACCAAATATTCTACTCCATTTGAACCACTAGGTGTTCCAGCGGTACAAACAGCAAAAGTGCCTGGGCCTGTAAAAATATGTGTTTTAAAATCTCCACTAGTAATTTCTGTTCCACCACTAGCTATTATAAATGGATTTAAACCAGTTTCTGTATCCTCTGCGTTTTGAACATTTATCCAACCTTTTGTGCCATCTACATAAACTAAAGTTAAAGCTTGTCCATTAACAGACAAAGGTGTAGTAGCAGCTATTCCCCCTATTTTTTCTGATCCGTTTGCAGCTATTGTTAAAGCATTTGTTCCAAAGTTTCTTGCATAATCAGAAAAAGCAACTATTGCTCCAGGTGATCCTGCAGGTAAATTTGCTGTAATAGCATTACTAGATGTATCTACAAAATAACCCTCACCGCTTGCTGCAGTAAAAGTGGCTGCTGTTTTTATACTTCCTGTTTGCCAATCAACTGAACCTGCTCTTCCAAATCCTGACTGACTTGCCCCACTTGCAAGTGATACTGTATCTCCTGATGCTCCTAGAGTTATTGTAGTTCCTGACTGACTAATAATTACTCCACCGTCAGCCGCTTTTAAACTGTCTGATCTTAAATCACCTGTAACTGTAACTGTGTCTCCACTATCTCCTAATTGTGTAGTTCCACAATCTGTTCTTGGTGTTATTTTATTTACTTTTACTTCACTCATAATTTACCTATTGAAATTTGTACCTTATAATTACTATACCTGATCCTCCCGCGCTACCATTACCTCCACCACCTGGATGACCACCTTGTCCTCCACCACCTGTATTTGCTGTTCCTGCTTGACAAGCACCGGGACCTGATGCGCCACCACCTGACGATCCAGCACATTTATCTCCACCACCTCCACCTGCTCTCTCTGTTGGAGTTCCGTTAATAGAAGTTGTTGCTCCAGTTCCACCATTACCTCCTGCACCTGGACCTGCATTTCCACCAACCGTAGTAGCACCTCCGCCACCACCACCGCCAATATTTGGTGATGCTCCACCACCTCTACCACCGTTATTTCCTTGTGGGGGAGTTACTGGAGGAGTATTACCTGCTGCTCCTGCAACTCCACATCCTGAAGTACCACCTCCAGCACCACCACCAGAGCCTCCAGTATTTCCTGTTGTTGAATTTGTTCCACCACCTCCTCCACCAGTAGATGTGATTGTTGAAAAACTAGAATTACTTCCATCGTTACCATTACCAAAAGCACCTTTATCGGCACCTCCAGCACCAACAACTACTGGAAATGAAGTTGCAGCAAGTGATAAAGCTGAAACACCTGAACCTAAAGGACTCGCTGTATAACAACCTGATGCTGCACCTGATGATTCTCTAAATCCGCCTGCGCCACCACCAGCTCCTCTATCACTAGTACCAACTCCTAATCCACCACCGCCACCACCACCGATAACCATATAATCGACAGAGTTTGATCCACCAGGAGAACCTGCACAAGAAACAACAAATGATCCAGGGCCTGTAAAAGTATGCACTTTGAAATTTGTGCAAACTATTGATTCTGTGCCTCCGCTTGCGTTTACAAAAGTTATTTTATTTCTTAAATCATTACTATTTACCGCTTGCCAACCTTTTGTATCATCACCGTAAACTAATGTAACGGCAACACTTTCACCATTTAAAACAAAATCATTTGTAATACCTTCAATTTTTTGTGAGCCATTTGCAGAAATAGTTAAAGCGTTCGTATCAAAATTTTGTGCATAATCTTTAAAAGCTACAATTGATCCAGCCGATCCTGCTGGTAGATTTGCTGTTATAGCATTACTTGAAGTATCTACAAAATAACCCTCACCATTAGAAGCAGAAAAAGTAGTAGATGTTTTAATTGATGTCTGCCAATCTACTGTTCCTGTTCTACCAAATCCTGATTGAGAAGCACCAGATGCTAGTGTAACTGTATCACCACTTGCACCAATAGTTATCGTGTTGCTAGACTCTTTTATGATGTCTGCTCCACATGTATTTTGTATTGTATTTACTTTAATTGTACTTGTCATAATTATGCAATTTTATATCTTATTATTACCACACCAGAGCCACCAGAACCACCACTTAATGGAGAACCACTTCCAGTGCTACCTCCACCACCGCCAGTATTTACAGTCCCATCACCACCACTAGCATCTGGTTTTGAATTACCAGTTCCACCACCACCTGTTCCTCCAGCTCCTCCTTGAGGCGCAGCTTCTCCACCACCGCCACCACCGCCGCCTCTTGCTACAGATGATCCTGAAATTTCTGTTGATGCTCCAGCTCCACCCGCTCCTCCTGATGATGGACTTCCATTACCTCCAACAGCGGTTGCTCCGCCACCGCCACCGCCACCATACGCTGGGGGAGAAGTAGATCCTGCACCAATACCACCATTATTTCCTTGAGGAGGTGATACTGGGGGTTGATTACCAGTCCCTGGATTACTTGTATTTTGATGTCCTGTTCCACCACCTGAACCACCAGGTCTCCCGTAGTCGGTATTACCTGAAGGTCTACCACCACCTCCGCCACCACCACCTGCAGATGTTATTGTTGAAAAAATTGAATTACTACCATCACCTCCCTGTGCTCCAGTTGCACCAGAACCTGAACCACCGGATCCACCAGCTCCTACTGTTATTGGAAAAGCTGTAGCTGTTACTGAGACGGATCCTGCACATACTAAAGGACTTGTTGTGTAAGGGCTAACTGGATTTTGACTTTCTCTAAATCCTCCTGCACCACCTCCACCAGTGTTATCTCCATTACCTCCACCACCTCCACCAGCTACTACTAAATAAGAAACTCTATTATTTGCTGTGACGCAAGCTATGTTAGATACACAAAAAGTGCCCGGACCTGTAAAGGTATGCACTCTACAATTACCTGTACAACTTATTGTACCACCTGTTGCCATAATAAAACCTGTTAAACCTGTTTGAGATGTTTGAGTCTCTTGAACATTAATCCAACCTTCAGTTGAGTCAACAAAAACAAAAGTTGCTGATTGACCATTTGCTTTTAATTTAGCGCTTGCAGCAATGCCACCAATTTTATTAGAACCGTTTGGTGTAACTGTTAGATTATTAGTTCCAAAAGTTCTTGTATAATCTGAAAATGCAACAATCGCTCCAGCAGTTCCTGCTGGTAAATTTGCAGTTACCGCTCCACTTGATGTGTCAACAAAATAACCTTCACCGCTCGTTGCAGTAAATGTAGAAGTTTTAACTGAACCTGTTTGCCAGTCTACTGATCCCGATCTACCAAAACCAGATTGAGTAGCACCACTAGCTAATGAAACTGTTCCGCCAGATCTACCAATAGTTACAGTTGTTGCATCTACCGTTGCAGTCTTACAAGCTCCACCACCAACTGTTAAAGTTGTGCCGGTTTGTTGTGTTATTTCATTTACTTCTATCTTTGACATTAAACTACTACTACCGTTCCTGTTATTGTTTGAGTTCCAGTTACTGTAACTGG